GTCGATATCTCTCTCCCCAACGCGATCGCGACGAAACGAAACGAAGCCCAGCCGATCGTTCCGGAAACCGCCGAGGGCTACATGGACCCGGCGACCTACAACCCGCCCAGGTTGGAAACCGTGGCCCCGGGGGACGTGGCCGGCACACTGGGGCACGAGGCCGCCGACTGGCTTGACCGTTGGCTGGACATTGAGCTCTGGCCGTGGCAGCGCCACGTGCTCAACCGGGCCCTCGAGGTCAACGAGGCAGGTGAACTCAGGTGGCCGGTCGTCGTGCTGACGGTGCCCAGGCAGTGCGGCAAGTCGTGGCTCTCTCGAGCGGTGATGTCGTGGCGACTCTTCCAGGGCGACCGCTTCGGAGAGGCCCAGTCGCTCCTCCACGTGTCAAGCCAGCGGCAGATCGCCCGCGAGCTGTGGAAGATGTCAGCCCGCGAGCTCGAGGCGAAGGCCGGGGCGAAGGTCCGGATGAGTAACGGCCAAGAAGCGATTGAGATCCCCGACACGTCGCAGTGGATGGTGGCCGCAGCCACGCCTACGGCGGCACCAGGCCTCTCGATCTCGATGGCCTTCGTGGATGAGTGCTGGTCGGTCGACTATGACGTGGTCGTTCAGGGCATCGCCCCGACCATGCTCCAGCGGCAGTCGTCGCAGCTCTGGCTGGTGTCGACCGCAGGTGAGTCGAGGTCTGATCTGCTGAGGACATTCCGCGACCAGGCGATCGCGCAGCTGGACGACCCCGACCTCGCTGACGTCCTCCTCATGGAATGGTCAGCCTCGCCCGAGCTCGAGGTCGACGACCCTGAGGCGTGGCGGCAGGCGTCACCGATCTGGGACTCCCGCAGGCAGGCACAGGTCGAGCGGAACCACCGCCTCATGAAGCCCAACGCATTCGCCCAGCAGATGCTCAACCGCTGGGTCGTGTCGGCGAACTCGTGGCTCCCGGAGCAGGCATGGCACCGCTGCGAGTCTGATCGTGAGCTGCCGTCACGTGATGAGAACCCCGGGGTCATCGCAATCGAGACGTCGGTCGAGGGGCTTCCGATCGGTGCAGTCATGGCCGTCAAGGCAGACGACGGCGACGTGGTCATCCACTCGAGGGTGTTCCAGTCCCACGCGATGTGCTGGAGGTGGCTCGAGCAGACTGCGAAGGGCCGTCGGGGCGTGACGATCCTCCACCACCCGACCGTGCGGGTTCCGGAGATCCGCTACGCGACGATGGCGCAGGTGAAGGCAGGAGACCAGGTCGCGGGCTTCGCGCCCACGAAAGAGGCAATCGAGGAGCAGGCGATCTGCCACGACGGGAACCAGACGCTCGCAGAGCAAGTCCTCATGGCGGCCGTCTGGCGATCTGGCGACGGCCACGCGCAGCTGTCGCAGCGAGCATCCGAGGGCCCGATCTTTCTTGCTCGAGCGATGGTGTTCGCTGTGGGCTTCGAGCTTCAGCCGGCTAACCGAAAGCGCCACCTGGTGCTCGCGAGCGCCTAGCCTTTTCTACCCACACGCAGTCCCCATAGGTTTGCTATGTGGCACTTAGCGACCTCTTCAAGACCTCGACCTCTGCGCCCACGAAGGCACAGATGGTCGTGCCGAACACTCCGAGCGCAATCCCGTTCGGTGAGATCGCTGCCCTGCGGGGTATGGGTGCCTCCCGCGCAATGGCAATGTCGATCCCGGCCGTGGCCGCGTGTCGCAACCTCATCGCGGGAACGATTGCACAGCTCGGGATTACTCGATCGCGCGGGGGATCGTCGATCGAGCCAGGGCTGCTGCTGACGCAGCCAGACCCGTCGTCGACGTGGGCGGCGACGATCGAGCGCACCGTGGATGACCTCCTTTTCTACGGCTGCGCGGCCTGGCTCGTCTTGGCGCGTGACGGGATCTCGACGCAGTTCAACCCGGGTGGACTCCCGGTGCGGGCTCGTCAGATCCCAGTCACCGCCGTCACACAGCTGACATCAGACGTCGTGTCCGACTACGACGTGGTCAAGGGCTACGAGATCATGGGCCAGCGCGTCGATCGGAACGACGTGATTTGGTTCGACGCCGGGAATGAGGGTGTCCTCACCTTCGGTGCCAGGGCGATCGCCCAGGCGTACGACATCGAGGCCGCCGCTCGCCGCATGGCAACTGTCGACATTCCTGCGGGTGTGCTTCAGAACGCCGGCCACGAGCTCGGGCCCGACGAGGCCGCCGACATCGTGGCTTCATTCCAAGAGGCACGGCAGAACAACTCGATCGCCTTCCTTCAGAACGTCACCTTCGACCGCGTCGACATCAACGCGCACGACCTTCAGCTGGTCGAGGCCCGGGCCGCGTCTGCGACGGAGTGCGCGAGACTCTTCAACGTGCCGGTCGCACTTATCGGCGCAAGCCCCACCGGCAACGCTTCCGCGCTTCTCTACTCCAACATCGCGCAGAACAGCGCCCAGTTCATTCAGCAGGCCGTCGGCCCGCTGCTCAGCTCGATCGAGCGCACACTGACCCTTGAGAGCGTCACTGCTCGAGGCCAGCGCGTTCACTTCGACGTCGGTGCCTACCTTCGCACCGACCCGCAGGCGTCCGTGGACTACGTGACGTCGCTCCTCGCTGCCGGGATCGTCACGGTGGATGAGGCACGGTCGTTCCTCGGCATCGCGCCGCAGGGGCAGACCGATCCCAACATCACCCCAGGGAGGGTCTAAGTGCTTCGCTTCGAGGTTGACGTCACCGCGTCTGACCAGGAGTCCCGCGTGATCGAGGGTCTGGCTGTGCCGTATGGCACGTCTGCCCAGCTCGGTGACGCTCACTACCAGTTCACGGAGGGAAGCCTTCGCCCCGCCCGGGCGCGTACGCCTCTCCTGATGGGCCACGACACCAACCGCCCAGTCGGCGTCCTGCTGGGACTCGATGACACGGCGAATGGTGCTGTCGCCCGCTTCAAGATCGACCGCGGGCCCGAGGGCGACCTCGCGCTCGAGCAGGCGCAGTCTGGCTCACGTGCCGGCCTGTCCATCGGCGCACAGATCGTGCAAGCCGACAACGGCGAAGACGGCGTTCGCGTCGTCACTCAGGCGAGCCTCCTTGAGGTCTCGCTGTGCAGCATCGCGGCCTTCTCTGAGGCCGCCGTGACCAGCGTCACGGCCCAGGCGAATGACAATGACCCCGAGGAGCCCGAGGAGGCACCTGTGGAGACTGAGAACCACACCGAGGCGCAGCCCGAGCCGATCGCGGCCGAGCAGCCCTCGAGCATCATCATCAAGGCCGAGGCCCCGCGTCTGCCGGAGCTCGGTGACTTCGTCAAGGCGATGGTCAAGGCCGAGCGCGGCGACCGTCAGTCGCAGGAGATCGTGCGCGCAGCCCTTGACGTGGTCGAGACGACCGACGTCCCGGGTGTGCTGCCGGACTTCTACACCCAGCAGGTGATCGGTCTCATCCCGACGCTTCGCACAATTGCCGAGAACGTGCGCCGCGCACCGCTTCCGGCATCCGGCCTCAAGGTCATCAAGCCGCTGGCGGGGACGCTTCCGGTCGGTGACTGGATCGGTTACAACGACGGTGCCCCGTCGAACACCCCGAGCGTGACCACTCACGAGCTTGACGTCCTGTACTGGGCATACGGCGTGGCCGTGTCGCAGTCGGTCATGGAGCGGTCAGCGCCGGACTTCGCGTCCTACGTGTTCGCCCAGGCTGCGGCCAACTACTACAACGCAGTCGAGGCGAAGCTCTACGACGCCATCGACGACGCCTCGTCGCTGGCCGCCTCGATCGGCGTTGGTGCCGCACTGGCCGAGGTCTACGGCAACGTCAACCAGCCGGCCAACCTCATCCTCGCCGCACCGGACGTGTTCGGTGCCTGGATCGACGAGGAGGGCGTCCTCAAGTTCAGCGAGGGCAGCGTGTCCGGCTCAATGACGGGCTCGATCGCTGGTGTTCGCGTGGTCAGTTCCTCTGCCGTGACCGCTGGCAAGGCGTACGCCCTCGCGAGCAACTACGTCGAGCTGCGCGAGTCGAACCCGATGCAGCTGACGGCTGTGAACGTCGGCGCGCTCCAGATGGAGCTCGGCGTCGTGTCCTTCGCCACGGTGGACGTCGAGAACAGCGACGCCATCGTCGAGGTGAAGTTCTCGTAGCAGCAACGCAGTCGGCCCCCGGTGCTCCTACCCCTGGCACCGGGGGCCGTCCCCGAAAGGAACGTGAATGTCGGATTGGTTGGACCCAGAAGCAGTAGCCGACTACCTGGGCTTGGCCGAGGTCGACACTCGCGTGACCCTCGCGTGTGACGCAGTGATGGCACAGGTCGAGAAGCTTCGGTCTGACATCGACTTCTCAGGCGCAACCGAGATCGGTGGGGACATCATCTATGGGTCGATGCTCTGGGCGTCAATCTACTACCAGCAGAAGGCATCGCCCACGGGCTTCGCCGGGTATGGGGACTCTGCCGATCTGGTCGGTGAAGTGCTCGGCTCCCGCAAGGGCGACGTCTACCGACTGATCGGCCTTCGCCGGCCCCTGACCGCATGAGTATTGCCCAGGCACTCGATGCGGTTGTGGATCTGCTCACTGAGGCCGGTCTGCAAGCAACAAGGGACGCAGGGTCGTTCTACCCGAACACCGTCGCCTGCTTGGTGGGGATGCCAACCGTCAAGGCGTCGGGGCTCGCCTATCGCACGATGGAAGTCCCCATTCACGTGGTGACGAGCGATCCGCCGTCGCTGCGTTCAGTCGACCAGCTCTACGCCGCCGCCGAGATCGCGGCAGCAGCCCTCGAGACCGACACCTACGCGCCGCAAACGTGGTCGGGCGGTCCCAACGCAGACGCCCTGCCGTCCATTCTCATCAACGCAGTCGTCAGCTTTGAGACGACAGAAAGCGAGACCTAGAACCATGCCGACCACCGACTCCCGTCTGGGACCGGGCACCCTGACGTTCAACAATGGAACGTCGCACGACTTCTCGACGCAGGTGTCGATGTGCAAGCTCGTCCCATCAACCAACAGCGAGGATGGGACTCCCGTCCTGACCGACACCACTCCGAACCCGACCATCACCGTCACCTGGTCGATCGACTTCGACGTCGTTTCCGACTGGGGCAACGACACCGGCTTTGTGCTGTGGGCCCTGGACAACGCCAACACGTCGGCCACGTTCACCTTCACGCCCAGCACGGCGATCGGCAACATCTTCACGGGCACCTGCACCGTCCTGCCCGTTGAGATCGGCGGCGACGTCTACAAGCAGTCGATCGTGAGCGCGTCGTTCCCGCTGGACAATGGCTCCGCGCCCGCCTGGACCGACTAGCCATGATCGAAGTCAAGGGGTCAGTCGCGCTCGAGAACGGGGCCGTCGTGGAGTTCCACGGCGGCCCCTGGGCGCTTTCGCAGTGGGAACGCTACGCCCAGCGCAACACCATCGACTCTGACGGGCAGAAGGCCCCGATGACGTGGATGCTCTACATCGCCTACGCATCGCTGCACCGCTCTGAGTGGGGCAAGTGCGAGGGCTATGAGGCGTGGTCGGCAAAGGTGGTCGACGTCGATCTGGAGACCACTGAGGCAAACCCTACCCAGCCGACAGCGCCGGTCGCTTGATCTGCGCTGTCGCCATCGCCACCGGTATCGCCCCGAGTGTCCTGTGGGAGCAGGACGCCCGTGACATCGCGACGATGGTCGACGTCTTGAATGAGCAGCGCAATGGGTAAGCGCGTCGAGTACAGCTACTCGACCGAGGGTGCCGACCTGCTGAAAGAGGCGCTTCGGAACATCTCAGACAAGGATCTCCGGACTGAGGTCAACGGGCCCATCCGTGACGCCGCCATCAGCACCGCCGAGCGCGTCGTCGTGCCGGCCCTCAAGCGCGCCGCGATGTCCGGCCCGCCCCAGGCGCGCATCACCGCTCAGAACATCAAGGTACGACGCGACCGCTTCCCGAAGGTCGAGATCGCCAACAAGTCGAGCAAGTTCCGGCAGCAGCGGTCACCGAACGATCGTGCGACGTTCTCTGCGATCTACTGGGGGTCGGTGCGCGGCGGCCCATCCGGCAAGTTTGGGCACTCGAGCGGCGACCTGTGGGTTGGTCCAGCGCTCAGGTTCTGCGCACCCGTGGCAATGGCAGAACACGAGAAGGCTGTGACCATGATGCTTGCTGAGAGGGGACTGCTCTAGTGGGCGCGAACAGCTCGATCCTCATCACGATTGGTGCAAAGGCCGCAGACGCCATCTCCGAGTTCAACAAGCTGGACCGGGCGATTGGCGACCATCTGACAAAGACTCAGAAGGTGCAGCAAGCAGTTTCGAAGGCAGCCGTCCCGGCAGGGATCGCCCTGGCGGCAATGGGCGCAGCTGCCGTCGTGGCGACAAAGGCTGCTGCCGAGGACGCCGCAGCGCAGGAGAAGCTCGCGGGGCAGCTGAGCCGGGTCGCTGGTGCAAATACCCAGGCTGTGGCCGGAGCCGAGGCGTTCATCTCGAAGATGTCGCAGCAGGTAGGCGTCGCAGACGACGAGCTGCGCCCAGCACTGGGGAAGCTCGCGACCGCGACCGGCGACGTGGCGAAGGCCCAAGACCTGCTGAGTATCGCCCTTGACGTGTCAGCGCAGACCGGGAAACCGCTTGACGCGGTTACGACCGCGCTCGGGAAGGCGTACGGCGGCAACCTCGGCGCGCTCAAGAAGTTGATCCCTGGTTTCGATGAGGGGATCATCAAGAGCAAGGATTTCACAAAGGCCCAGGCAGAGCTCGCCCGCCTGACCGGTGGCGCAGCTCAGGAAAGCGCGAACACCGCCTCTGGGCAGTTCAGACGCCTCGGGATCACGCTGCAAGAGACTCAGGAGGCCATCGGCGCAGCGCTGCTGCCGATCCTCAACGCGCTCCTCCCGGTACTTCAGAGCGTCGCGTCATGGGTGCAGGAGAACACCGACGTGGTCGTCGCGGCCGCCGCCGCATTCGCCGGCATTGCCGCAACGATCGTCGTGACGAATGCCGTGATGAAGGCATGGAACGCGGTGACGGTTATCGCTCGAGCAGCGACGGCTGCGTTCACCGCCGTTCAGTGGCTTTTCAACGCCGCGCTCACTGCGAACCCCATCGGTCTTGTGATCGTGGCCGTGGCGGCCTTCGCCGCAGGCATGGTGCTGCTGTATGAGAAGTTCGAGCCGGTGCGGAACGCGGTCGACACCCTCTTTGAGGCGCTCAAGCCGGTGGGTGAATGGATCAAGACCGCCTTCGTGATCTATTGGCAGTCGCTCGTTACCGTGTTCAACGTCTACAAGACCGCTGTCGAGCTGGTAATCGGAGCGGTAGGCGGCATCGTCGATGGCTTCAAGGGTGCTTGGTCGTGGCTCAAGAGCACCTTCACGCCCGTCTGGAACACGCTTGAGGACGCGGTGAGCCTTGTCGTGACTGCGGTCTCCGGAGTCATCGCAGGAGTCGCGCTGCTCAAGTCTGGCCTCGAGACCTTCGCGGGCTGGGTGTCCAGCAGCGCAAAGGCCGTCTGGAGCAAGCTCGCAGGGTTTGTGGAAGTCGCCCTGGCACCGATCCAAGCCATGAAGTCAGCCATCGAGTGGATCCTTTCGAACCTCGGGAAGCTCAACCCATTCGGCAAGACGCTCCCGAAGGGATGGCAGCACCCCCTTGCGCCATACCTCCCCAAGCAGTCGAACGAGGTTGTGGTGAACATGACCCCGTCTGCCCAGATGGAAGTCGACGACGAGGCGCTTGCCAGGGCAATCTCGCGGCTCCTCTTTGGCTCTGACGTGCGGAACGGCCTGACGGTCAACTACGCATGAGCACGATCACAGCCGTGACCGTGTCCGGCCCCACCAAGCTCGGGATCGACACTTCCCAGGTTGAGTACCAGGTAACGATCACCCGTGGCGGCCGCGAGCCTCAGGACGGGGCCACTGCCTCGACGTGCTCAGTCAACGTCTACACGACGCAGGCAGACGACTTTCTCACGCTTCGAGCGGGCTCCTACCTCTACGTCTACAAGAACAACGGTGCTGGTGGTGACCAGATCGCGTTCACCGGCACCCTCTCGGATGTGTCGATCGAGCACCGCTACAACCAGACCGGCACCGCGAGGGTGCAGCTGCGCGGGATCGGCTACATCGCCCGCCTCGGCCAGTACCAGACCGGCGCGATCTCGTGGGCCCAAGAGGGCGTCAACGGCCGCGCAGCCCGCATCATCGGCACCGTTGGACTCACCCCTGACATCAACCTTGACACCACCGCGATCCTCGCCAAGACGATCACCGATCCGCAGGAAGGCGACACCTGCCTGAGCGCGCTCGAGGAGATCATCCAGGGCGTCGGCGCGACCGCATACGACACCCCGGACGGCTCGATCGTGGTGCAGGGTCTTGCCCAGCGCGCAATACCGCAGCCCAACAAGTCATGGGAGTCATACCGACCGCTCTCACCGTTCATGATGTGGTCCGGCATCCTGCCGACCTCAAGGTGGTCTGACCAGACGTACCCGAATGCCACCCGGCCCGCACCCGTCACGCTTCCTGCAAGCGGGATCGCATGGGAACCGACATTCACCCAGACCAACGGCGCGATCGTCAACTACGTCGACGTCACATATGGGAGCCCGAGCGCGCACATCAGCAGCCCAATCACCGACACGGGCTCGATCACCGAGTTCGGACGTCGTGGCACCGCGATCTCGACCCAGCTGACAAGCAACGTCGACGCGACGACTAGAGGCCAGCTGATCGTGAACGCCGCATCGCAGCCCTACTGGAACCTCTCGAGCGTCACTGTGGCCGTCGAGAACCTGAGCAGCGGCGACGCCGCAACCGTGCAGTCAATCCGCCCAGGCGACCGCGTCATCATCCCGTCGCTTCCCCAGCCGGCCCCCTACACCAGCTACATCGGGAACGTCGAGGGCTACACCGAGACTTTCACCCCGAACAAGCACCGCATCACGTTCGACGTGTCCAACCCGCGCTGGTCTGGATCGACCGCGCCGTGGAGCTCGATCAGCGGAACGAAGACCTGGGCAGGCGTCAACGCCGCCCGCCATTGGTACGACATCGTCAGCGCGACTGACGTCAACTAGGAGAACAGCATGGCCAATACCGCCCTCGGCACTCCGTACGTCACGAGTTCCGACTACGTCACCAACTACCCCACCACTTCCCTTGCGCTGGCGAATGCGATCGACGCTTTCGGGGGGGTTCGCGTATACACCAACGAGGCCGCTAGGAACGCCGGGATCACGGCGCCCTTTGAGGGCATGGTGGCGTACCTCACATCACCGACCGTTCCCGCTGCGACTGGCGGAACGACGTACGTCCCGACCGGCGTGACGACTGTTTACAACGGATCGGCGTGGGTCTGCACGACTGAGGTCGGAGCATTCACAAGCAACGGTGGCACGTACGCAAACGCCGCCTTCGGTGCAACGCTTTCGGGCTCTCCAGGCACCAATCCGAGTGTGACGCTTTCGACTGGCGCGACCGCTCTGGTGACCATCTCGGCATCACTCTCCGCATCCGCTCTCATGAGCATCTACATGGACGTGGCGGTGTCTGGCGCGACAACCATCCCCGCAGGCACCGTGAGCAGCCAAGGACTCTTGTGGCAGACGTCTATGACCAATCTGGCGAACATCCAGACTGCAACCTTCATTGTCAGCGGGCTTACGGCTGGGGCAAACACGTTCACTCTGAACTACGCCAACAACAACACGTCGACCTACGCCAGTCGTCGAATTATCGTCAAGGGCATCGCATGAGCCCCGACGACATCTACGACCTCAAGGTGGAGCTCAAAGAGCTGCGCGAGAGCGTGGCTGTCATCGAGATGCTCCAGCGCGAGGCGAACGGTCGCCTGGGCAAGATCGAGGGGCGCGTGTTTGAGATCGAGCTCTGGCGCGCAAGGCTCCAGGGCGTGGCCGCCACCAGCCGGATCGTGTGGCTGGTGGCGGGCGCCGGGATCACTGCAATCGTGGTGGGGATCATTCAGCGCGCCTAGAGGGCGCAGACCGCGTCCCTGATCCACGAGACATCTGCCTTGACGTAGGTCTCAGTCGACCTGATCGAGTCGTGACGCAGTGCGCGCTGCACTGCGTAGATGTCGTGGGTGTCGGCGTAGAGCTGCGTTCCGAACAGGTGGCGCAGCTGATGGAGCCCGCAGGGAACGCCAACCCCCCGAAAGGCGTGCGCCGCAAGTTCGCCCAGGTGGCCCGGTGTGAAGGGGTTGCCCGTTCTGGTGAGGAAGACGTATCCATGAACGCCCCCCCCCCTCAGAACCGATACGACCTCTGGGTGGGCCGGCACGGCATCGGCCTTGCCACCCTTGCCGTCCGGAACAACCAAGTCGAACCCGTCAAGAGTCTCAACCAGATCCTCACGGCGCACCTTCGTGATCTCGTCACGCCTGAGCCCTGCGTATGCGGCAAGCACAGCCCACGACCGGTAGGGCTCGCCGAGTCGTGCAAGCAGGGTCTCCAGCTGCTCGTGAGTGATCGGCCTCGGCCGGTAGCGTGGTTGACGCGGTTTCCGGATGCCATCCCAGGGGTCTTTGTCGATCAACCCCTCGCGCTTCTCCCACGCGGTGAAGAGCGCGCAGACTGAGGCGTAGGCGTAGCGCGTTCCCTTCGACCAGGAACGAATGTCGGCCAGTGCCTCGAGCGCCTTCGGATCAAGGTGGTCAAGGCCGATAGCCCTGTCGATCGACTGGAGACAGCGCCGTCTGGAGTCAATGGTTGCACTCCGAAAGCCCTGACCAAGTAGGCTGTCGACATAGGCATCGAGGAGGAGCCGTCCGACTGGTGTCGTAGTTTCCATAGCAGGTACTTCCTTTCAACTGGGGGACTACCCGCACGGATACCTAAATACTGGCGTTTTTGTAAGCGACAATCTCGGCAAACCGTAAGGCATTACGGATTGCGTAATCACCGTGATTGTTGTTGGAAACACCGTCGAGATCCGTGCGGGTGTCCCTCATGAGTAGTGAGGTGAACCATCCCCACCAACGGCCAGAATGCTCTCGCCGCAGCCGCACCCTATATCGGAGACCACGAAGGGTCGCCTAACCGTTCGGGTAGTCCTGTCGTCGACGCTTGCCAGCGTTTGTACGGCCTCGAGGGGCAACCGTGGTGCGCGATGTTCGTCGGCTACGTCATCGCGACGAGCAAGGCAAGCGCAGACTTCAAGGCATCCGCCAAGCGCGTGATCTCGCCCTCAACTGCCCTGCTGTACGAGGCAGCGCACAAAGAGGGCTGGGTCCACCGAGGCGATGCGTACACCCCGCCCGGGTCGCTCTTCATCATCCCCGGGCGACACGTCGGGTTCGTCTGGGAGGCGTACCACGACGGCACTTTCCTGACCCTCGAGGGCAACTCCGCAAACGGCGTTCGCTCCAACAGGCGCGCGTGGGACGACGGGTGGGAGGCAATCACCATCCCCCGCACCGGCAATGTCACCCTGACCAAGCTGCAAACTGGCTACGGGTTCGACGACCTGCGCGTGAAGCTCTACGGCGGCTGGGAGACCAAGACCGCACGTGACAAGCAGCTCACGGCATTCCGCAAGGCAAACCCCGACGCGATCACCCAGG